ATGCATTACAGTTTAGAGATAATGATGGTAATCTTCAATGGGTTAATAAAGATGAACAATATCAAGAAGGATATGAAGTTCCAGTTGATGTTGTAAAAAGTTGGTTAATTAAAGATGCTAAAATTGCAAACAATGATGCTGTAACAAAATTACAAGATGTAAGACCAGACCTTTTAGATAATAAAGAAATAGTAACTATGGTATCTTCTTTCTATTATCAATTAGGTAAAGCAAGAGGAGACGATTTCAAAAAAATGTGGAAAGCTTTTGAAGAAGGTGACGGTGAAAAAGCTTATGCAGAAGCTTTAGATTCTGTATGGGCAAAAGAACAAACTCCAGAAAGAGCTAAAAGATTTGCAGAATTTATAAGAGATAACGTTTAATGTCTAGATATACTCTTCAAGCCTATCAAGAATTGATGCGAGATAGGCAAACTCAAGATGACCCCGAAAAGTTACGTCAAAAACTTTTAAAAGAATTTTATGAGCAAATAAATCAACAAAAAGTTGAGGATACTCCTATTGGTGTACAAAACTTAAAAGACTTAGATGCATCTGTAAAACAAGCCACCACTCCAGTTTCTACATTATCTCCAAAGAAAAGTTTAGGTGACTTAAAAAAAGATTCTGAATTTGCCACAAGAGCTGATAGGTTCTTAGATGGTATTGGTAGTAATGAAAATATATTTGAATATTTAAGAGATGCAGATTATAGTTTAGGTTCAGCAATAGTTCGTTCTTTTGAAACAGGTAAATGGACTGATGAGCAAAAAGAAGATTATGTATATTTACGTGACCAATTTAATAACGCTGAGTTAAGAGGTTTTAAAGAAAATTTTGGAATGGTTAAAGATGTCGCAGGAGACGTTTTACTGGACCCTCTTAACATTGTAACAGCTTTATTTGCTATACCGTCTGGTGGAGCTACAGTAGCTGGTAGAGCTGCTATAGGTGAAGCTGCTAGACAAGGTGTAAAAAGATTAACTAAAGCTAAATTACAAGATGCTATAACTAAAGAAACTGCAAAATCTTATGGAATTTACGGTGCTGCTGAAGGATTAGGATGGGGTGGCTTACATAATTATTTTATGCAAGACACGGATATAAATTTAGGTTTAGGTGAAGATATAGATTATGGTCAAGTACTTGCTATGGCAGGAGTTGGTGGTCTTTTTGGTGGTGGTGTAGGTGCTGGTTTAGGTGCTGCTAGTGGTAAATATCATTCTAAATTTGTAGATAAAGAATATAAATTTGTAAATGAAGACGGTATTGATTATGTAGGACCAAGTGCAAGAGAAGAAGAACTAGCTAAATTTGAAATGGATGCTGTTTTTAATAGTGGACTAGACGAACAAACTGAAGATATATTTTTTAATATAGACCCTAAGTTTGTAGAAACAAATCAAGACGGTGTTCCTATTAATCCTGAAACAGGTAAACCATATTTAGACGTTGATAAAAAATTATCACAGTATAAACTAGAACTTTCTGAAAAAAATAAAGGTAGATTAAACGCAACACTTGCAAAAACTTTTGGTAAACCAACTACAGAGTTTTTAGAATTAGTAGATAAATCTCCAACACTAGAAAACTTTTTAAGAAAGTTAAGATATGATTATGATGAAGGAGTTTTTAAAGAAGGTAGAGCTAAAAAGAATCAAGCTGTATTAGCTAATGGTCCTGAAGGAACATCTGAGTTTACCTATGGAGAATATTTAGGAAGTTTATTTGGTAGATTTCATTACGGTCTAGGTAAAGCTTTTAACAATTTATATCGTGTAGGATACAGAAGTAAGTTACTTGAAGAGCAAAATGAACAATTAAAGTTTTTATTAAGAGATGAAAATTTAGGAAGAAAGTTTGTTAATAAAGGCGATGATGCTGTTAAAGATTTAATAGGTAAAGAATATCGTGGTATTATAATAGATGAAGATGTAGCTTTAGCATATACTGGAGTTAAAAAACTTTTAAATGATATATATGATGAAGCAAGTGACTTAGAGTTATTTAGAGCTGGAACATTAAATAAGTTTGGATATTTTCCAAGAATGTTTAATTATTCTGCTTTAGAAAAAGATTTTGGATTAGGAGAAACTAGTAAGTTTAAACAACTTTTAATTAATTCTGGACATGCTGACCCTACTAACGAAACTCAAATGTTTAAAGCTAAAGATGCAGAAGGAAAAGAGCTTAAAGGTCCTGACGGTAAACCACTTTTAGTTAGTAAATATAATGATGAAGGAACAGATGTAAATTCATTTGGTAGAAATTTTGCACTTGAAGCTTCAGGTGGAAGAACAGATAAAGTTGAAGATTTATTAAATGTAGAATTACAAAAAGCTAAAGAACTTAAGTCTGATGCAATTATACAAGATATGTTAGAGTATAGATATACTCCTTTTGAATTAAGACAAAAAGGAGCTGGAGATTCTAACGGTTACATGCAGCCTAGAAGATTTACTAATATTTCTGATGATGACTTAGATGAATTTTTAGAAGGAGATGTTCAAGATATCTTAGAACAATACACAACTAATATTGCACAAACCATGGCTCGTAAAAAATATTTTGGAGCTAACATTAGAGAGTTTGAAGAAAAAGAAGTTTCTAAAATTATTGATGAATTAGGTGGTGGAGTTGAAGGTAATAAAGTTGGAGATAAAATTAGAACTATTTTTAAACAAGTTACAGGTATTGAACAATATAAAGATACTTTAATTGGGAGAAGTAATGTTGCAAAAGCAGCTTCAGATTGGGGTAAGCTTTCACAACAAATGGCTCACCTTCCATTAGCTACATTATCTAGTATCAGTGAACCTTTAATTCTTTTAAGTCGTGTAGGTACTCATGAAGTAGGAGAAACTGTAGGAAACATTGGAACAGCTTTGAAAAAAGAAGGTGCCAATATAATAGACAGAAGTATCAAAGGTATTAAAAGAATAGGTACTGCTAAAATTAAAACTATTGAAGAAGCAAAAGCTGCTGGAATACAAAAAGGTTTTAAAGATTTAGACGATTGGCAATGGGAAGAACTTTATCAAACTGGATTAGCTTTAGAACAATCTGTTCAAGAAAGAATTGCTGGTCTTGCTGGTGAAGCTTTACATGGTAGTACTTTTGCTGGAGTTTTTTCAGTTAAAGAAGCTCAGAGTGCTTTTTTTAAAGTAAACTTATTAACACAGTGGACTAAAGCTGTACAATTAGCTTCATTTACTACTGGTAAAATGATGATTAGAAATAGAATTAGAGATTTATATAATCATTCTACTGGTGCAAAAGTTATTAAAGATAAAAAACGTATCGAATATTATGAAGGTCAATTACAAGAGTTAGGAATTGATAAAGCTACTGCAATGCAATGGTATAAAAATTCTTTAAATCCTGACGGTAGAATGAATAGTGCTAGAGCAAAAGGATTGTTTGAACCTAAAAATGATACAGAAGCTGAATTACAATTATTCCAACAAAGATTTTATAAACGAAATGTACTAGGTGGTGCTAATAGATTTACTAAAGAAGTTATTTTAAATCCAAGTGTAGCTGAAGCTAATAGACCTTTATGGTTTTCAAGTCCATCAGGTTCATTATTAACACAGTTTGCTGGATATCCTACAGTATTTAGTAATACCGTTTTAAAAAGATTTGTAAGAGAAACAAGGACTTACCCATTACAAGCAGGATTACCTAAAGTTTTACCTACTGTTATGTTAATGACAGGAGTAGGAGTTATTGGTAACTTAATTAGAAGCCAAGGTAAATCTTTACAAGACTATGAAACAGGTCAAGACTTACCAGCAGGTAGAGTTATATTGGACGGTGTCAGACGTTGGGGTGGATATGGACCTTTTGACTATGTAAATAGAATATCAGAATCTAATGCTAGAAAAGATGGATTAATTGCAAGTGGATTAAAAGGTATATCTGGTCCAATAGGTCAAGATGTAATGGAATCTGTACAATATAGACAAGGTTTAACAGAACTACTTGCTAAAAATTTACCGGGATATGGTGCTTATGATTTAATATTTGGCGAAGGAACTAGAGCTGAATTAAGAAAAAGAGCAAGACAAATAGATAAAGGTAGGTTATTACCTGAAGATGAAACACCAGATATAAATTTATTTGCTACTGGACCAAGAAGAGGTAGAAAAAGAAAAGATGATTTTAAACCTTTATTTTCAAAAGGTGGTATAGTTAAAAATGTATCTAATGTAACTGATGAACCTGATGAAATGAAAAGTAGAGTTACAAAAAGACCATTTAATAGTACAGCAGAGTTTGTGCAAGATGAAGAAGATAGAGCATTAAAAGCTCAAATGGAATCTTTAGGTTTAAGAGAACCTTATGTAGTTGGTGGATTAGCAAAAGCTTTAACTAAAACTATTAAAGGTAAACAAAGAAGTAGTAAAAGATTAAGAAAAGATTATTTAAACCCAGACTATTTAGAAACCTTAAAACCTAAATCAGCTAAAGCAGCTTCTGAATCTAAGTTTAATAAATCTGCAAAAGATGTTTATGATTTATTAATGGATGGACAAATTACTGTTAAGGAAGCTGAGACTTATTTAAAAGATTATGGCTATCAAAATGAAACTGTTAAGAAAATAGTTAGAAGTTTTAAAGAAGTTGGTTATGGGCTTGGTGATGATTTTATAAGCTATAGAGAACCTTTTGTTTTTGGTGGTTTATCTATGTTAGGTAGAAAAAATTTAATGAAGTTAATGACTGAACAAATTAATAATCCTAAACATTTAAAAAATCCACCTTCTGAACCTACAGCAGTTAAAGTAAAAGATAAGATTAAAAAAGAAGAAGATTTAACTTATGATGAAGCTAAGTTAATAGAAGAAGATGACAGTTATATTATAACAGGAGAAGAGGGTGAAATGTTTGCAAGAATTAATTCTTCAGAATTACCTGAAAAATTAATTAGTGAATACGATAACATTGCAAAAAAAAGAGAGGGATATAAAAAACCAGATATAGGATATTATCAAAAATCATATGCTGATAGCTTTAAAAAAATTAATCCTGATATAAAAAGAGCTGTAGAATATATGCCTCCTGAACAATTTGTAATGATGAAAAGAAACATAGAAAGGCTTGAAAAATATTCTGAATTTGAATTAAAACAAAGACAACAAGCAAGAGAAGATTACTGGGAAATGCAAAGAGCTTTAATGGATGCTCGTAACTTAGAAGATAAAACAGGATTAGAAGACTCTATAAATTTATTAGAAACAAAATCTAAAGAAATAAGAGATTTTTTAAAAACAAAATTTAATGAAAATCCCCAAGGTATAAGTGAATTAGATTATAAAGGATTAGGAATATATGATGAATATAATCCAGATTTTATTAAGTATAATGAAATAGAAATAATTGGTAAATTAAAATGAATATAGAACTTTGTAAAGCTGAAATAAAGCGACACGAAGGTGAAGTCTTAGAAATCTATTTAGATAGTTTAGGTTATAAAACTTTAGGAGTTGGACATCTTTGCCAACCTCAAGACCCTGAATATAAATGGGAAGTAGGAACTAAAGTACCTCAAGAAGTTGTCGATATGTATTACGATGATGACTTTGATAAACACTATATGGAAGCTATACATGTCTTTGGAAGTCATGAAGACTGGGACGAGCTACCTGAAGTTATACAAAGAGTCTTAGTAAACATGTGTTTTAATTTAGGAGCTTCAAAGCTTTCTAAGTTTCGTAACATGTTAAAAGCTTGTAGACAACATGATTGGGAAAAGATGGCTGTTGAAATGGAAGATAGTCGTTGGTTTAAACAAGTGGGCAGAAGAAGTATTGAATTACAAAAAATGGTATTAGGAGCTAAGAATGATAGATAAATTAATACAACCGGTCAGTAAACTATTAGATAAGTTTATACCTGATGCTGACACTAAACAAAAGATTGCACATGAGATTGCTACTATGTCTGAAAAACATATACACGAAATTGCTAAAGCACAAATAGAAGTAAACAGAGAAGAAGCTAAAGGTAACTGGTTTCAATCATCTTGGAGACCAGCAACTGCTTGGGTATGTGTTGCAGGTTTTGCAGTTAACTTTTTAATTAGTCCTTTGTTAGCACCTTTTGGTATTGATGTACCACAAGCAGATACATCTACTATGCTACCTGTATTAATGGGTATGTTAGGACTTGGTGGTATGAGGAGCTTTGAAAGAATTAAAGGCGTAGGTAAGTAATGACTAGGATAGCTAAAGTTGATGATAAATCAAGTCTTAATATATCACTTAGTTATCTTTTACAAATCATTGGTGTTATAGCTGTAGCTGTTTGGGGTTATGCACATACAACTGAAAGA